AATCGATTGAAGATTACTTTCTGTGCTTCTTTGTCAGAGTATTCTAAAAGAACAAATGCACGATACTGTGTACCAGCCGCAGAAACATCTACTTCAACTGGACTGTAACCAGCGACATCAACATTTGCAATCACATTCTTTGCAACCTTTTCAATCTCTGTCATAACACGAGCATCAACATCAGACTGACCAAACTTTGCAATCCAAGATTTAGTCATCGCCTTCAACTTACCGTTGATACGATCTGCAAGAACAACCTTACCGTTGAGTGTTGCAATATCAACTGCAAGTTGTAAGTCTGGTGCAGTTGCAGAACCGACTGTAAAGATAGAGCCTTTCTTCGTAGGCATCTTCTTATACCAAGATGGTATTACATCGACTGCACGTTCAACCTTTGCGGTCTTATAACGAATCTCTGGTGTATCCACAACAGATTTGGGTTGATTGGCACTACAAGCGCCAAGGGTTAATGCAACCATCGATACGGTTGCGAGTAGTTTGGCGTTCATTAGTTAATCTCCTTCAAAGTAAAAACGACCATATCCCTTGCACCTGTAGATACAAAGGCATCCGAAATCATAGGTAGTATATTGAACTGTACAATACAAACACCTACAACTATTCCAATAATAAATTTAACCATCTGTTTTCTCCTCTTTAACTTCTTTAACTGGAGTTTCAGACGGCTTCACAAAATCAGATATTGCTTTACGTTTTTCGTAAATATCTGTTTTGAATCCACTTACGGTATTACCGCAACCAGACACACTAAAGATAAGTAAAGCAGCTATACAACTTACTGCAACCATCTTTATCTTCTCACTTTCTCTCATCACAACTAATCATCCTTACTTGTTGTTTTCCAAAACCTGACACTATCGCATCAATATATACTACTTTACATGAAGATTTTACATTTGTCAAGGAACATTTTAAGTTTTTTTCACTTTTTAATGTCTCAGGTAAAATAGTTCTCATAACCTTGACTTTTGCCCTGTTCTCTGCAATACCACAAGCATCTACTTCAGACATATCAGGGCCAAAGACATAGTTTGCATCAGAAGGATACCATTTACCCTTTATACGAGCTTCTATGTTCATTATACACTTACGAGTGTCTTCTACGTGGGATTTGACGTTCTTTTTAAGAACACGAACAGATTCTATACTACCCTCATAGACAACCTTATCCTTTGAATCATATTCACAAGGAGCCTCTGCGAGAGCAGTAGTAGTCAGTAATACACTAACTAATGTAATTAATTTATTTGATTTTTGCATCTTTTATAGCTTTAGCAATTATATCAGAAATAGGAATAATCTCTTTTTCACCATCTTTATCTGTTCTTGTTGCGATAAGACCGTCTTTCTCTAGATTTTCCAAAAGGTTTATTATTACATCTTCTACAAGACTTCTCTTTGCAAGATACCTTCCAGCATAATAGAATGTTGCTAAAACTATAGTTGTTACTATGGTAAGTATTAATGGATCATTTAACATTATAATATATTTATCTCTCAATTATTTATCATATAATATAAGATAACATAAAAAATGGGGGTTTGTCAACCCCCTTTTTGATTTTTTATTTTATTTCTTTTAGGTGCATTATAACTCGTTTTGCGTCTTCATGCTTTCCCATTCTAGCAAGTTCACCAGCAGCTCTTGCATATCCAAAAGAAATGAAACTACGTTCTACACCCTTATAAATTTTTTTTAATTTGTCTGTTACGATTTCAAATAAATTACTTTCGTAACCAAGAATTGCTCTTGTTATCATTTTTTATTACTCCTTATGTAATGAATTGTTATACTACTATGTATAATGAAGGTATGCAAAAATGATGTGTCTATTTGACACACCATCCATGCAGTTATTCCTTGACTAGTATAATTCCTTCTTAACATTTTCCACCAACTTTTTACGATCTGCAGCTGGTAGCGGGATAAGACCTTTATCGACTGTAACTCCATTGTCACCAATCATTCTATCTTGAACCCAAAAAAGAACATATTCTTTTAAGGCTGGAACTATTTCAAAATGTTCTTTCTTTACATAGAAGTATAGACCACGACTGATAGGATAATCTCCAGATGCGATACCTTCAAATGTTGGAGCATGACCATCAATGATAGCACCTGTTATCTGATCTGAATTGTTATCAAGAAATGAGAAACCAAAGATACCGTAACGATCTTCATCTACTCCAAGTTTCTTAATGATTAGATTATCATTCTCACCAGCTTCGACATAACCGCCATCTTCACGAACTGCACTACACCTTTTCTTATATCCATCTGGGCCTTTCTTTTTGATACCTAACTTCTTACAAGCCTTATGCTGAACCAATTCAACGTAGGCATCCCTCGTACCAGATGTAGGAGGAGGGCCCATGATTTCGATATTAAGATCGGGTAGAGAAGGATCAATGTCACTCCATTTCTTATATGGATTCTTTATAAACTTAGAACCATCCCATACTTCTCTTGCTGTTGCTTTGTATAATTGTATTCTTGTAAGATTGAGTTGTTTGCCTTTCTTATTTCCAGCGAGTACAATACCATCAAAACCTACCTTCATCTCAATTGGCGTTATTCCTTTTGCTTTACACTTCTCTACTTCTGATTTTTTAATTGCTCTACTTGCGTTTGTAACATCTGGGTGGTTGAAACCAATTCCAGCACAGAACAGTTTCATTCCACCGCCTGTTCCAGTTGACTCAATCACTGGTGTTTTATTATTAGTATTTTTACCAAAGTATTCTGCAACTACAGTTGCAAATGGATAAACCGTTGATGATCCAACAGTCTTGATTTGATCTCTTGCTAGAGCATCAGTTGTAATAAAAGAAAATACCATTGCGGTTGCAATGACGACAGATTTAATCCCCATGTGTTTCCACTCCTATCCAAAAAAACCGCACTCAAAAGTGAGTGCGAACATGGTGGCGCCTTCTCCCACCTAGCGAATATCAATTTATACTATTATATATCAACGAAAAGTGGAATGTAACAGAAATGTCATCTTTAAAAACCACAGAGAGTTAAAAGGGAAGGCATAGATAAAGCGACCCTACCAAAGAATGGAAGGGCCGCAACAAATATTAGAAATATAATCAAACTGATAAAAACGATCCACTGAGTTTCAGTCAACTCTTACTGCCCATCCATCCAGCAATTATTCCTATCAATCCTGTGAGAGCCATCTTCATCAGTGTAATAACTGATTCGTCCACAGGTCTATTTTCTTGTAATGCAACATAATAGTCACCTATTATAATAACACCTAATAATGTCAACACTCCACTGACTAGCAAAATGACAACTAAATCTTTTAAATTTTTAATCATGTTTATGCTCCGACATTTTATTAATTAATTCAAATGCAACTTTAATTTTTTCTTCAAGCACACCTATTGCATAATGCATTTTTGCTAGAACTATTACTAGAGAAACAAATCCAAATAGAAGTGGCCATAAAGTGCCTATCGTTGATATAGTATCAATGGTTTCCATTTTTACAACTCCCACTTTCCAGACCAGAACATAAAGAATACTCCAATTCCTATTATACCAAGAATAGAACCCATTACTTGTAAAGTTACATCTGCAATTTTATCCCATTTTGCATCACTCTTTTCTTTGGCTTTTTGAGCTTCAGTCTTTGATTTCTCAATCCTATCATCACGCTCCATCATAATCTCATCCCAAGTGCCCATACCAAAGCGCCTGTTGATCATTCTTCTAACTTGATCTAATTCTTCTTGAGCGAGTTTTTGATTTATTTTTTCTTGGGCAATAGAACCTATCGATAATGATCCTTCATTATCAATTCCTTTTGAACCCATCATTGATGCCCACTTACCAGCAATTCTGTTGGTGGGTTTTGCAGCTTCGTCTACTTTTTTCTTTCCATCAATAAGTTGATCTAAATGATTTGCTAGTTGACTAACATCATTTACATTATTAATGCACTCCTTAATGGCTTTATATGCACCATTGACAAGTGTTATGCCTGCAATTATTTCTGCGACCATAGTTCTCTCCTGTATTGTGTTTCCACCAATCCATTATGATCACTATCGCTTAATTAATAATAAAAAATCATATCCAAAGATTTAAGATTCTCTTTTTTCTTTCAGTATCTTTTATTACTGGCTTCTCTTCATATTTCTCAATCCGATTATCCAGTGTAGGCGTTTTTATCTTGGTAACTTTATGTACCGATTCTACTTTTCTTGTTATAGGTTTTATTTTCATCATAATTTAACTCCATTCCAATTAACGATTCTATTAGTATTATACACTACTAATGGTTAATATACCGTTAAAAAAATAACAATATATGGAATGAATACTCTAGTAGTATTTATAATAAAAGGAAGGTAATCTATCGTTAACTATTTATATGTTATTCATATACCATTCTAGGTATTGGTCTTCCCATAATATCTCATAGTTATTGCAATTACCATAAGTTTTGATATGTGTGTAAACTTTTCTTGGAGCATATTTTTCTATAATATTTTTCCACCAACCAATAGGCTCTACACCTTCGTTTGTTGATATTCCTAGATAAACAAATCTTTCTGAACTTAAATATATCTCTCCAAGTACTTCTGGAATCTGTTCTTTTGGTAGTTTCTCCAATGTTTCATACGTATAGATACCATCAAAGTTTTCTTTAATAATATCTCCAGTATACTGTAATACTTTTTCTGATTTAGTATCACTAATTAAATCTGAGATATGTGTATCATTTACACTAAGCTCAGAATGAAATTTTTTGTATCCTTCAATCCACTCGTTCATTATGTAATCTCACAAAATATTCTGCATCTACAACAACCAAAGGTTTTTGGTTATTACGTTTAATAAAAACTACTGGTTCATAATTACCAGAGTTTGATTCTGCCTGTTCGTAGGACTTCCATACATTAAGTGTTTCTTGATTCTTGCACTCAATACTATATGGAAATTTTTCTCTTGCAGCTCTTGCCATGATAAGGTCTTCACCACCAGCACCCATACTGCGAGATTCTACATCTTCTGGGTGAACATTTAATTGTTCAATTAGTTGGTCACGAACCCACTGTTGGAATCGTCTACCCTTTGCCTTTGCACTACTTGTTTTCATATCAACCAAAGTATGAAAATAAATCCCAATACAACATAAAGAGCCCACTTTTCTGCACCCTCTATGTTTCCATATTTTTTAGATTCTTCCCAAACCTCTTTCCAATTTATTTTATTCATTCTATATTATATAGGGTATACTTTACTGTCAACTCTTCACCCTCTTCTATATCACTAATAGTCTTTAAGTAAAATCTATTATCTTTCTCATACTTTATACAGTTAGGAGTTTTACTATGATTATAGAAACCACCAAGAGGCGTTCTAATTATTTCACCATCAATATTAATATGAGACATTCCTAAAGATGTATCTTTTAAAATTTTAGATTTTGCAAACAAGCCCATGCCATGCACTTTACTTTGTTTTAATAAAATATTTTCTGGTAAAGGTAAATAGGTCATTATAAACCAACTTCACTCCAATCAACTACTTCAAATCCTTGATCTCTAGGTAATGATACTGCATGAGCTTTACAGTTACCATGTTTACCCACATCATTAATAAGAACTCTACCACTATCAGCATATCCCATCAACAATACATCATAAGGAATACGAGCCTTCGCTAGTTCTGCAACTGTTCTTTTACGTTCACTTTCTCTACGTCCTGTAATGATTATGATTCGACAACCCATCACTTCCCATTGTTGCATCTTTTCTACTGCACCAGGCAATGCAACGTGTTCTCCACGTTCTTCTGCTGATTTGTCATGTAAGTAATCTAACAAAGTTCCGTCTATATCACATATAATTGTTTTCATTTTTTAATAATCCAATATCCAATTAAACCAGAACATTTTTTTATATTGATTTCTTTCAAATATAGCTTGTTTATCAATAATTTCTGGTACTTTATTTACAATAATACTTATCTGTTCTTTTGTATAGGTTTTTATAGTTGGTTCTCTATTAGGATCACTTATAGATACACCCTCATTCTCTTTTGTTAAAGTTACAATTCCACCACTAGTTCTAATTGTTATCACTCCAATACGACCATAAGGGTCTTTTACTAGAATAATAATATTTTCTGAACCTATTCTACTTGCTTTTCCTACTATTGCTGTTCCACGAATACCAATTGTTGCAACTGGAGTTCTGACCACCATCATATCTGGGCCTCTTTTTGCAATCTTTCCACTTACTAAACGAAATGCACCAGTTATAAACTTTACATCCATAATTCCATCATTTTTATCATAATCAAAAACAAAATTATCTATTTCAAATTCAGCAAGTTCACCTATACTCATTATAGAATTATCGTACATTTTTATTTGTGAAGAAGATTTTTCCCCTGTAGTAACAATGTCTTTTTTAAATACTTTGTTATTAGATAAATTTGATACAATTACACGTTCTTTATTTTCTTTTTTTATAAAAACTTTACCAGTGGTTTTTATAATAGTTGCAGCTCTTTCTGCATAAACTGGAGAGGATATTATTAATATTAGGAATACTAACTTTAGCATTAACTCTTAAAAAGTTCTATATTAGTTACAACACAAATTCTTAACTCATCTGTTTCTTCTTGTTTAGGAACTTCGTGATGTAATGTTGCTGGAAATATTACCATATCATCTTCACTTAATGGATAGTTCCATCCGGCCTGTAAATATGAATTTGAAATATCCATATTGTCTGCTATATCAAATTTTGATTTCATTATTTCTTTACCATACAAACCCATAGAACTAAGATTTACAAATCGTATAGAACTATGTTTTTCTGGATTAAAATTAATGTAGTGTGTACAAGAAAAATCATATGTTGGGTGTGTATGAGACTGCATATGTTGTCCTGTTTTTATGGCTGTATAATTTACAATATTCCATTGATAATTAAAAGGTTGTGAATTTTTAAAATCATTATGAAAGAAATCTTCAAATGTTTTGTGATATACTTCTTTTAGTTTATTATAATTAATGTCTATAAATTTTTCGTTATTCCAATCACCATAAGTGTGATGCAGATTGCTTGTTCCCCATTCATTTCTACTATTATCTATTTCATAATTTTCTTTTATATCACTAACTATTTTATCCTTATCATAAGAATTAGGGTCTATTCTAATCTTATGTACAGGAAATCCAAATAACATATCACTCATAATCAATCGTCCTCTTCGTAACCCTCAAGCTCTACTTCATCTTGTAACTCTTCTTCTGTAAGAATAGAACCACAAAAAGTACAATACTGCATGAAGTAGAATCTTTCATTCATGTTGTGAGATATTTTGTACTCTGCCTCACATCCCTCACAAACTATCAATCTCATTGGATTTCACAAAATCCTGCCGCACAAGCCAACTCTTGAGCACCGATTGTCATATCAGTTTTTTCATATTCTGATAGTTTTGTCCAATCAACTTCTTTTGGCATTTTGTCTAACAATATAGAATATCCACTTTCATCAATATCTTGGTATGGTGCTTGTTTATATGTATGGTCTGAAAATGGAAGAAAACTCACACCAGACATAAAATCAAAATGTTTGTAAACCCACGCACCAACTTCTAGCCACTCATCTTCTTTCACAGAAATAGTGACAGATGGTTTATGTTCACACCAATGTTTCTGATAAATCAACCACAATTCTAATTGTTCTATAGCTCCCATGTCAGTTCTGAATACTGCACTTTTGTCAACCTTCATAGGAAAAGAAAATACAGCAGTATGACTTGGATTCATTACATCATCTTCTACAGGAAAACCAGCTTCAGTCATCATTTTTGTAAGTGGGTCTTTCTTATCTCCACGTACTGTACGAACATAAAAAGGATTATGTCTTGCATGAATACCAGATGCGGCATCAACTAATTGTGAAACTGTACCAGACGGTTTGACACACGTTACTGCAACACTCTGATTAATACCTATCTTTTTTGCAAACTCTGCATTTGTTTTGATTGCTTCATTTCTTAAATCTTCAAGAATACAGGGCAATGCCTGAGGTAATCCTTTTCCATTAAGAAGTTCGTTATCCATAATACCAGTAAGAGAGACTCCTAAAAGTCTCTCTTCTTCGCAATTCTTTTTCCATGAGGATGATACATACTTGAAGTTTACAAGTGTAGACTGCATAGTGCCTAGAATTGTTGCAAGCCTTACCTTCTCTAAAAGAGACTCCTTCGTATCAGTTGCACGAACTACAACCTCTGAAAGATTACAGAACTCACGATTACGTAGGATAATCTCAGAACAAGGATTTGTACCAAAATCATAGTCTTCTGTATTTCTGCGACCATTCTTTTCTGCCATCTTAACTGCACTTTGACGATTGAAAATACCACGTTCTCCAGACTTAGAATCATAAAGAGATTTCCACTCATCCATGAAAACACCAATATCTGGTTTTTCTGTGTAACACGCACTGTTATTCGCAAGAGCACGTTGTGGTTCTGTATTCCACCACTGACCAGACTTAGCCGCTCTCATACGGTCATCAGAGAGGTTTGAGAGACTTATGAGTGCGCTTCTTCTTACACCCCCTACAACTACTATCTCTGCAATCTTACAAACAACATCGTGACATTCTACAGAGGATAACTTACGACCTTTTGCATTTTTGAATATATTTACTGCAAAATTGAATAGATTTTCTAAAGGTTCAGGCCCAGATGCACGACCACCAAAAGTCTTGAGAGGAGCTCCAGCAGGACGTACTTTAGATAAATCCCAACGTGGAATCTGACCGATATACAACATACCAATCAATTCTTTGAGAGCCTTTGCCCAACCTAACTTAGAATCTGAAACCGTGATAGTAGTGTCAGACTCAAAAAATTCTTCTGCAACGTCTGGAAGTTTTACCACGTATTGACGTTCTACACTAAATCCAACACCTGTACCATTCATCAGTACATACAGGATTTCATCAAATGCCTGTGGACGGTCTACTGCAACATAAGAACAGTTATACCCAGCAATGTTCTCACGTTTCAATGCTTCTCCAGCAGTCATAAGACAACGCATAGATGGCATAATCTTTTGAGACAAAACTGCTTCTTCTAGTTCATCTCTTAAATTCTTTGTAAGTTTATAACTATGTAATTCATCTAAATGTTCTTTGAAGAAATCAAAATACCTTCCCACAGTTTCATCCCATGTTTCTCTACGTTCTTTTTCTGGCAACCAACGTGAATATCTTGATAGGTGAATAAATTCTTGATAGGATGTGGGTAGGTAATTATTAGGCATTTATTTTTCTCCATTCTGCAAACCTTAACTTAGCTGATGCACCAGAAAAGGTATTTTGTGTTATGATTTTTTGTATTTCTTCTTTTGACATTCCTGACAATATCATGTCATTAATATCTTTTTCTTTAACCTGTTCTGGCCACAGAACGATACTGCAACCTTTGTTTATAGTTTTCTCTATCTGTTTATTGATCTCCTTGTTTCTTGGTTCGTTATCAAATATAACTGTGAAGTCTCCTTCAATTCTATCAAAATCAGAACCACCGACTGCAAGACAGTTATCTATAAACAGACTATCAAGTGGGCCTTCAACCACATAAAAGTGTTTGGAAATATCTACTCTATCTAATCCAAATATTTTATCACGTTCTTTTAATTTGATGGTGATATACTTAGGTGTTTCATTTCCAAATGCTCTTCCTTGATATGCAAATATTTCTCCTTGTTCGTCACGAAACGGAATTAACAACCTTGGGTGATCTCCATCCAAAGAAGGGAATTTGTTTGGTATTAACGTATTGGTAAATTTATAAAACGATTCGCAAAAGTAGATATCCCTAAGCGAGCTAGGGGGTAACTTTCTTTTATCAACGATTTTTTTAGCAGGATGTTCAGTTTCAAGTTCTGAGATAGATTGGAGTTCTTTGAGAACACTTTTCTTCTTGAATACAGGTGCATTGAATTTGAACTCCGGCTCAGGGTTATTAGACTTAACCCCTTTTTTATATCGTTCCATTATATAGTCTTTGTAAGTTTTTGAGTCTAGATACTCAATCAACTTTCCTACTGTAGTTCCTACACCACAATTGTGACACTTGAAGAATAAATCGTTTTTCTTACGATATACAAATCCTCTCGCTTTTGTTTTATTTTTTCGGGAATCACCACAGTAAGGACAACGAAAATTCCAAAGGGCATCACCCTTTTTCTTAAACAATTGTAGTTGTGGTGAGATTATATTAAGGTATTTTATGTCTATATATGAACTCATAGACAGATAGTACATGATTAAGTAGGTTTTGTCAACCCCCAATTATCATAAATTTTTGAGCAATAAATCCAATTATGATAGAACCACCTATAATGATCCATCTCCATTTCTCTAGAACACCTACTCTAGTGCTTAGTTCATCTCGTATTTTTTGTATTTCTTTATTTTGTTCTAAATGTTGTTGTGCGGCCGCACCCATTATTTCTTTGGTGTTAGTGGTTATACGAGAATGAAGTTCATCTATCTTTGAAGATAATTCTGTTCTACGAACTTCAATCTGTTGTTCTGCCTCAATTATTGCTTCTTCTTGTCTTGCAATCTTTTCTTCATGAACTGCAAGCATACGATGGATTGAGTTGGAAACGTCTGTTAGTTTCTCAATAGCAATGTCTAGTCTATCATGTATCCTTTTTTGATCATGAAGTTCTTTTTTGAGAAGTTCAACTTCTGTTTCCAACTCCGCCATTTATTTAATTACCATTTCTCATAACAGACCAAATACCCCAAGCAAGAGCGCCCCAAAGAATAACTTTGGTTAATGGTATGGCAAAAAATAATACTGCTACAGCAGCTGCAACAACAATAATTCCTTGATGAGTAGATGCTTCACCTACTCTAGACGAAATCCAATTACTAATCATATCAATCTCCTTTTTCTAATTTATTGATTCTGGCCTCAAGTTCGTCAATCTTATGACTGACATTGGGGTATTTCGTTTTCCAATTTTCTTCATCTTGTAAAACCTTCAATCCCAACTTTTTAGAAGCCCATGTCGAAACATTATCAACTTTTTTATAGAACCACATTCCTAGTTTAGTATCTGCAAACCAAGAGTCTGCGGCACTACCAATAATACTTCCAGCAATACTACTAATTAAAAAAAACCACATTACTTTTTTCTCTCTGGTTGTTGTGTAACCATCATAATTCTCATTTTTGCACGATCTACATATGCACTAAATCTATCATACCATACCCAAGGAATTAAACCGTGAACTAACATTACGACTGACATTCCTAGTAATCTTACTATCTCTCCTAGTGTAAATTTCAAATGAGAAAAATAAGATAAATTTACCTCTTGCAAGTGATTTTTGTTTATCATGTCTAACCCCAATCAGGAATTGAACATTTTGGACATCTGCAAGATTTGCAAACTTCTATTTGATATGGTTGTCCTTGGTCATTCTTTTCTTCTCTCATCAAGGGATTTCCACAATGGGAATCATGACCGCAATTTCTACACTTGGTCATTATCATCATCCCTTGGTATAATTGACCAACGACCAAATAAAACAACAGCATAGTACGCTGCATAAATCTTCCAAGATGATACTGATGGACTTGCATCTTTCATCGCCATAAGAAATACATTATCTGCAGCTTCTTTTGCTTTACTAATACCCATCATATCTTCTGGATTTTTTGCACGATATTGACGTATTCTTAGATATAGAAGATCGTGAATGATTGCAGCTCGAGCAATATCCCAAGGTGCAATTAAATTCCATAGAATTTTAGGAGTAGATGCAAGGTCAGTTTTAAATCCTTTATTGCAAGTTATCTTACTTTTTGGACATTTAACACCAACTGCTTGTAATGGAGACTCTTCCATTTCTTCATTCTGGTATGATAATGCTCTGGATAGAATCCATTGTTTTGGTGGATTAAATTCAGCTTCTATTTTATTATTAAAAGTACCCATAAGTTACTCCTTATACTTCTAGAAATTCTTCTAAATCTGAAATCATATGAGCTTTAGTTTTTCTACGATCAAGTTCTATACCACGATCTAAAGCCCAATCATCTAATGCTTTCTTGGTCATTTTATTAAAGTCAGGAAGTTCTTCTTCCTCCTCATCTTCATAAGAATAGTCTTCTTCTTCATCGTGTTCATGCGAGTGTTCTTCATCATGAGAATGTGGATGAGAGTGTACTGTTCCATCGTCATGCTCATGTTCGTGTTCGTGTTCAATATTTACTGATGGTGCTGGAATAGTTAAGTCACCCATATACCTTTTAAAATTTATATCGTTATCAGAACCTTCACCCATACTATCTACTTCATACTCTCCACTTTCCACACCAGCAGAAATAACTCCATCTGAAATTTTTGCAATGATAGATTTTCTATCAGCACGAACATTTTTAATTTCAACACCAGCTTCTGCACCTATTTCAATTAGGTACTCATTCGTGAATTTTGCATCACTATTCCACTCTTGTATTATTGACCATTTTAAATCTGCATAATTCATTTCGTTTCCTTCTCTTTATTCGACTTTGGTTTTATAGCATCTTCATAATAAATTATGATAGATTTCTGTTGTTCCAAATATCTTTTAATTTCTGCCATGTTTAATGCCAGAGTTTCATAATCTTTAACACTAATAACATATGCAACTAGAGGATCACCATTTTCTTTTTGGAACTCCTCTTTAAATTGCTTAAAGTTCTCTTCCGTTACTACCCACCACTTCATATTAGTGTTCAGTCTTAATTGTGATGGCCTGTTCTGTATAGGTATCTGTCTTTCTACTTCTACAGTTTTAACTTCAACTTGTTTTACTTGTGGCCAACTGGTGCAACTACTTAATATCAGGCACGACAGTAATAGACTCGAAACTTTCCAATAAGCTTTTACTTGCATTGTTTATCTTCTCTTCCCAAACGGCAGGTTCTTCTGCACTCAGTTTTTTCAAATTTATTTTTCGTAGTTTACCTAGTAATTTATTCTTATATTTATTTGCCGCATTTAGTCTAGTATTTAGGTTTTTGTTAAGTTCTTCGTACTTTTTAGCGTCAGCAACAAGAGTTGCAATGGTCTGATCTTGTACTTTTTTTGCAGTTTCTAATTTTGCACTATTTTCTGTAAGTGTTTGTATACGAGATTGAGTGTCCTTATAGTAATAATAACCACCATAAACTACACCTCCAACTAATCCTAAAACAATAACCAACATATAAACTTTAATCATCTATCACTCCTATGCATCATTTGCAGCATTAGTTGTAAAGAATATCTTCACACCAAGTACTCTAGCATCACCAGCCATATCATCATTACCATCTGATACATCTCTGAACAATCTAAAGAATGAAATATCACCAGCTGCAGGAGAGTTTGCAAGAGTTACAGCACCACTGGTTGCAGTAATCAAAACCTCTGTTGCATCACCTTGAGAATCATCAGTAACAACAACAGCAGTACCATATGCTTGGTCTGCCTCTTCGTTATCTCCTACCGAAACTCCTTGTAATCCAAAAGCAACACCAGTTGTTGCAGCTAAACCAATATAATATACTGCAAATGTTATAGTACCTTCATTCCATGATTTAGGAAATGCTATTTGAAATTGTGCAGCTTCATCTGCATCTTTATCAAAATCTAAAACTTGTAAGTCTGGACGGCCGGCAGTTGTCTCTACTTCGGTTAAGGCTGCACAACCATTTGATACAGTAGGACGCATTGCAGCTGATGGAACCCATATTGTTTCTAGTCCTGCTGTTTTTATAACTGCACTAGCTACAGTTGCACCAGCAGTGTCTAGGTCAACTGTACCATCTGCGGCAATTGCAATTGCACCAGCAGTGGTTGCAGTTCCTATTGTACAAGCATCCTTAAGTATAATATCATCTTTGAATGTTACTATACCAGCAGAGGATATTTGCATTGCGTCTGTTGCACTTGCAGAACCAACATCTCCATCGTCTGCAACAACTAGATTACCTTTGAGAGTTGCAGCTGTAAATGTTCCTGCTGTGACAGAGATATTACCAGTTGCATCATTTGTAGCAGTAGTCGTTCCAACTGTAAATTCGTCTGCACTTTCATCAAACATAAAGATAGCATTGTCACCAGTAGAACCACGTTCCATGATAATACCCATATCATTTGCATTAGAACCAGCACCAGTATTCAGTTCCAACAACG